GCCGGCGAGGACACCTTCACCTACGGGGTGCTCCACCAGCGGGAGGCGGACCTCGCGGCGCGCTGCGAGGAGCAGCTTCCGGCGGCCCTGAAGTCGCTGCGCCGCAGCGTGCGTGCGGCGCGATAGGGGCGGACGAGCCGGCCTGTAAGCCGGAGCAAGCTCGCTGGGCGTTTGCCCATCCTGGCGCCGTTGGCACTGCTGGGAACTAGCAGGCCAGAGCGTTGGTCGGCGTTTGTGTAGCTTGACGGCGCTGGAACTACTGCGGACGCTCTGCGGACGCGTCAGAGGCGGTCCGGCGCAGGTATCGCTCAGGCCCGAGGGCCGTCGTGGCGATCCTTCCCCGCCATGAAAGGTGGAAACGAATCGGGGTTGACGCCGGACCGCCTGGTCTACATCGCTGTGACGCGGTAGCGGTTGAGGACCGCTTGCTCTGCCAACGTCCAACTGAACGAGGACGCCAGGCTGTACCGGTACTCGACGTCGTCGACCCTCTTCGACATCAGCCCGGTCGGGTTGGCGGCCAGGCGGGCCGATGCGGTCGTGATCACGGCGGCCAGCTCCTCGCTGGGTTCGCCGTTCTCGTCGAAGCCCCGGCCGCGGGTGTAGGCCTTCGCCATCACCTTGATGATGGGCAGCACCGTGGCCACCTCACCCGCTCGGAGTGAGGTGACCACGGCGGCCGGATCAGGTGCCGGCATCAGGAGCCGGACTCGGTGAGGACGATGACGGCCTCGGGGTGCAACAGGCCAAGGTCATACCGGGTGGTGACCCGCAACCCGATCTGGTCCCATTCGGCGTACCGCTCGGTGAGGACGGTGATCGAGGGCGCGACATCCCGAGCGACGGCGATGTTGCTGGTATCGGCCAGGACGGCGACGCCGGGGTCGAGCTTGTTCGTCACGGTCACCGGAATCCCGAACAGGCGGTAGGTGGCGTCCCGCGTGACGTCGGCCTCGAGGAGGTACTTACTGGAGTCGGTGGCCTCCTTGAGCTTGCGAAGCTCGATGAAGTCCTCGCCGTTGAGGAACCACCGGTTCGGGGTGACCTCGGCGGCGACGGCCTTGCCGATGGCGTCGAGCAGGGAGTCGGCGTCGGTGACGTCGAGCTCTGCGGTCTGGACGTCGTCCTGCTCGATGATTCCGGTGATGGAGTCGTCGGTGCCGTCGCCGGTCAGCAGGGCGGTGTCGAGCTGGTCGCCGACCACCTTCAACAGTCGGGCTTTGAGAACCGCATCAAGTCCGATCACGCTCTGGCGCACCGATTCCCGGCTGAACCGTTCGATGACCTTGATCGACTTCCGGTCGGTCGGCATGAGGACGACCTCGTCGAAGGTGGTTGCGTGGGTTGAGGGGATCTCCTCGTTTTCTCCGATGAAGCCGACCGCGGACGAGCCGGTGAGCTTGGGGATGCGGAGCTGGCCGGCGGTGTCGAAAATCCGCACCCCCGAGGACAGCACCACCGAGGCGGCTTCGAGCGGTTGAACCAGGAGCGCGGCCACCTGGTCGTTGAGCAGTTCGGCGATGTTGCCGGTACCTAATGCCATGAGAATTGAGTCCTTTGCGTGTCGTCGTGTTTGGGTGTCGACACGCCGCCGGGGCGTCAATCGTGTGGGGCGCCAGGCCTCCAACTAGGGCAGATGATACCAGCGGTGACCAACATCACCGGTGCTGGAATGTGACTGTCCGCCTTGCGTTTACGTCCTGGCTCGCAGGATGTCGGCCAGTGATACCTCCGACGATGCCGTCCCCCGCTGGCCCTGCCCGATGTCACCCGATGGCCGGCGGGCGGCAAGGTGCGGCTTGCGCGCCAGCAGATCCTCGACGGCGGCCGCCAGGGCCTCCGGGTCGTCGAGGTGCTCCGGGCTGAACGGTAGATCGGTCGGGTCAGCCAGTTTGCCTGTTGCCCTGACTAATTCGGTGTGAAGGCGTTCGGCGAGGGTGTCGGCCTGATGGGCTCGCTGACGGTATTTCGCGTTCTCCTGGCGCAGTTTCTCGACGACCTCACGGGGGAACGTATCGGGCTCGTCGGCGGGCACTGGCTCGTCGGCGGGCACTGGCTCGGTGGTGGGCTCCTCGGCGTCCTCGACGATCTGGTTGGGTTCGGTGGTTTCGGTCATGATGTGGCTCCTTGCTTCTTCGTGGTTTCAACTGCATCCGCCAGTTCGGTCGCGAGGTGGATCGCCTCGCCGGGTGTGAGGCCGAATATCAGACCGGCCAGCCGCAGCCGGATCGGGCTCGGCGAGCTTGGTGCGACCGCCACCCGGACGGGGACGTCCTTCATGGACAGGCGCATCACGCGACCCCCGGCATCGGGATCTCAGCGGCCCTCGCGGCTGCGATCTCCACAAGGTCGGCGTCGGAGTAGCCCAGGCGGCGCAAGGCGAACTTGGGGGGCAGCAATCCCGCCGAGAACAACTTGGTCACCGCGTCGGCTTCGGCGCTGACCGAGCGGGTACTCGCGTCGGCCCACTGCACTGAGACGTCGACGTTGCGCGGGTCGACGCCGTCCCGGACCGCGACGATCAGCCTGGCGACGTCCTCCCATCCCTGCCCCAGTTGGGCCTGGCGCTGCTCGGCCCGAGCGGTCAGAGCGGCCTCGCTGGCCCGGATGGAGTCCGCCGACGTCGGGTTGTCACCGCCGATTCCGAGCATGTGTTCCGGCAGCCCGGACACCGCGGAGATGCTGCGCATGATGACGCCGATGGCCGCCTCGTATCCGGCCAGATCAGCGCCGGGGAGCTGCCCGAATCGGGCGTCGGGGCTCTCAGAGATCAAGGCCCGCGATCCCTCCGGGAACGGATTCTGTTCGATGGTTTCGCCGGTGGGCTCGCCGTCGCCGTCGAGGACCGGAACCTCGACGATCTCGACACCCGTCGCAAATCTCCGCGGCCTGGCCCCGTACTCCGACGCCACGAGCATGTCGGTGACCAGTTTCATCAGCGCGTCGGACAGGTCGAGGACGTCGACCATCTCCGAGGAGCCGTCGTCGAGGAGCCGGGAACTGTTCGAGAACCTCACCACCGGAACAACATTCAGCGGATTGGGAATCGTCTCGACGGCGCGGAACCCGGCCGTGGTCGCCCCGGTGTGCTCGGCCCGATAGCGGACGATCTCCTCCGGGCCGTACACAACGGCATGGGTTCGGCGGTCGTCCTCCCAACGCTTCACCGCGTACAAGATCCGGCGGGTGCCGGGGTCGGTGATCGCCGCCATCTGATGACTCGACTCGATGGACACCGAGGGGCGACCATCCGGGCCGGCCCACACGATGGCCCACGCGCTGCCCAGCACGAGGGCCTCCTTGTGGGCGATCCGGGAGGTCTGGTCGAGGTCGCAGGACAGCCAGTCCGGCCAGACGTCGGCCCCGGCGAAGCCGGTCACCCGCAGCCGTTCGGCCACCGAATCGACCAGCAGCCGCGGAATGTTGATCGAGACCTTCCGCAGCCGGTTGCCGAGGGCCTCCAGGGCGGCCGGCGCCAGGTAGGCCAGTGGCGACTCACCGGCGTAGTAGGAGTCGAGAAGCGAGAACCGTGCTTGTGGCTCGTCGAGCTTCTGGAGTAGTTGGGTGAGCAGGTCGGATGTCATGCGGCGAAACTCCTTGTCTTTGAACGCTTCTTGTGGGTTGCGCGCCACGTTGCGCGACTATGGGCCATGAGCAAACACGCGCACAAGTCAATCTTTCGTGCGGTCCGGGACCGCGACGCCTTGTCGAGGCGGATACCGCGGGAGTCCTCCCGGATCACCGCCGCGGCGACGTGCTCGGCGAGCTGGCGATCCCCGGAGTGGGACAGCTTGCCGTTCACCGCAGCCGAATACAGATCCCCCGTCGCGGCGGTCAGACGGGCGGGAGAGTGCGGAAACTCGACGATGGGCAACTTCTCGTCGGCCAGGATCTGCAAGGTGCGGGTCCACCGGAACGGGTCGGCGATGATCTCCACCACCTGCCAGCGCTTGCAGGCGTCCCGGATGGCCTGCTCCACCTCGGCGACCGGCACTCGGTAGGAGTCATCGCCTGGCGGTCGCTGCCACACCCGGATGGTGTCGAAGTGCGGTGAGGCCGACACGGTCCCGGCCAGCAAGGCGGTCGTGTCGTCGGAGAACGAGCCATCGAGGGCGACGACGACCTCGGTGCGATCCGGGATGCCCTCACCGGTACTGAGGCCATCCCAAACACCCGCCGGGAGGAACGCACCGTCGACATCGAGAGGAAGCTGACACAACCTTGCCCGCCGGAACGTCGACTCACGCGTCTTCGGCGGCAACAGCGCGTACAGGGCGTCCCGATAGAGGAAGTCGCCCAACGCCGGGTTGCTCAGCTCCCAGCAGTGCTGGCAATCCACCGGGTGATCCTCGAAGCCGGCCGCGGAATACTCCCGAAAGACCAGGCTCTTGTCCTCTGGATGGTCCGCAGCGTAGGCCCGCAGATCCAGCAGAACCTGATCGTCCAGGCGCGGCCCCGGCGTCCCGATGGCCACCAGTACCGACCGTTCCCGCTTGCCCTGAGCCAGTTGCACGACCTCGAACACGTCGCGGTTGATGACACCCGCCTCGTCGCAGATCGCAGCGACGAAGTCCAGGCCCTCCAGCGCAGCCGGGGATGCCGGTAGGCAGGAGAACGTCGAATCGGTCAGCGGGATCACCAACTTGTCCGCGTATACGTAGCACCGCGACGACAGGTCCTCGCACAGCTCAACCATCCTGCGGGCGGCGCTGTAGGCCAGACCGGCCTGACGCTCATCGACAGCGACGACCACGACGTTGGCACCCTCACCGCGCGTGAAGAACATGTACAGCGCCAGCGAGGCCATCAGCGTCGTCTTGCCCGATCCCCGCGGCAGCATCAGACCGACCGTTCGGGCACCAGAGTCCAGCACGTCCCGAACGATGTCCATCTGCCACGGACGCGGCCGGAACACCGACCTCGCGCCAGTGCCCTTCGGGACACGGATGAACCGCTCGCAGAACTTGACGAACCGCTCGGACTCCACCACCGACCTCGGGGCGAACGGCAGCGGAACGTCCCCGTTGGCCAGCCTTCCCTTGTTTCCAGTGCGCACTTCATTCGCCTCCGGGGCTGGGGCCGGGGTCGGTTCTCGAGGCCCTCGGGGTGTCCCCCCTGGTAGCCAGCGGCCCTCGTGCGGCACCAGCGGCGCGGTTACAGGGTCCGCATAGGACGCGGATGTCGCTGAGCCGTATGGCCTTTCCAGCGGACTTCCTGGCCCATGCCTCCGGGGTGTGGTCGCACTGGAGGCCCTCGGTGGCTCCGCAGTCCAGGCAGAACGGCTGCAATCGCCGAGCCCTCTTTGAGAGCCGGGTCCATGCCGCGTCGTAACCACGTTGGGCGGCAGGCGGTTTCGGGTCGGTGGTGTGCTCGTCGCAGCGGGGGCCGGCGCACGGTTCGCCACACGTCAAGCACGGTCGGAGGGTCATCGCCGCCCCTTCTGGACCTGATGCACGACGTTCAGGACCCGTTCGAGCTGCCACAGCGCTTCGTCGATGCGGCAACAGGTGTAGGCGCAGAGGGTGGTTACCGCGGCGACGAGTTCGTTGGTAGTGACGCCGAGGCGCTGGGCGTTGAGGTCTAGGCGGCGAGCTGAGTCGTCGATATCGCTCTTCATCTGGATTGCGAGGTCCATCGAGGTGTGCATGACTTCGGCGTCACTGGCAGGGCCGAGGTAGCCGTGGTTGTCGAGTTCCTTGCAGTAGAGGCGCAGGATGTCGGCGTTGCTCAGCGTGCTCATTGATCGCCCTCGGCTTCCATGCCTGCGAGGGTGGCGATTCCGGTGTTGAGGATCTCGGCCCCGATGTGGGTTGAGAGGACTGGCATGACGGTGGTGTAGACGTTGATCGCCGTCAGGATGAGCGGGGTGACGTTGTTGTCAGCACCCTCGGCGAGGATGGCGTCCAGCTCGGCGTTGTCCTTGTTGCCGTGGGCGGTGATGAGTCGGGCGGCTCGTCTCCAGGTGTCTGGGTAGTCGCCGAACTCGGGGCTGGCGTAGGCATTGAGCCACTCGTCGAAGCCCTGGAGGCCGACGTTGGTGAGGAGCTGCTGGGCGACGGCGTCGAGTGTTTCCAGTAGGGCGACGATCAGGTTGGTTGCACGGCCGAGGTTGAGTGCTTCATCGAGGATGACGTTGACGCCGTCACGGTTGCGGTCGGTGTGGTGCTTGAGTAGGGCTCCGGCTCGGCGGAAGTCGCCGACGTTGTTGGTCATGGTTGCCTTTCGGTTGGTCCAGATCTCGGGGTCTACGAAGATGACGCGGCGGGTCATGCGCTTTCCTGACGTTTGCTGGCGCATGCAAGATGACTGTCGCCCTGTCCTGCGAGGACTGCCTTCCCGCAGTAGATACAGCGAGACACCTCTTTGCCACGGAAGTGGATGGTGCGTTTGGCGGACAGCTCCTGGAGTCGCGCGGTCTTCGGTGTCGGCCTGGCCGGTGGCGGTTCCGGTTCAGTTGGCTCACCAGTCGGCTCACGCATGTCGGTGTGAGCCGACTGTGATTCCGGCCCAGTTGGCTCATTCTGTTTGTGCTGGTCGTCGCCAGTTGGCTCAGTTGGCTCAGTCGGCTCACGTGAGGGGGTGAGCTGACTGTCGTTGAGCTGACTGGGCAGATACCAGGTGGAGGTCCGGGGGAAGCCCGCCGAGCGGTCGACGACGCCGATCTTCTTCTTTGCTCGCTTGAGGGTCGCCTCGGCGATCTTCTCCTTGGCGGCTTCGACCTTGATCACCTTCGACGGCGTTGCTCCGTTAACTGAGAGGTAGTCCTCCAGCCAGTGCTCGGCGGCGGTGCGCTCTCCGGGATCGTCCTCGTGGCCGCCGAGGAGATCTCGGGCGTCGACGGTGGTGTCGCCGAGCCATTCGACTGAGCCGATCTCGGTGGGGCCGTCGTCGGTTTCGATGGTGGTGCCAACGATGCGGAACTCCACAGAGCGATCCGTGCCGACATAGTTGGCCTTTGTGTTCGTTAGGACACGGGTGCCGCTGTCGGGGTCCTCGGCGATGGACAGCACGCAGCGGGCCACCTGGGACCACGCCACCGACCCGAGCATCAGTTGCCCGGAGTCGGCACCGACGCGCTTGCCGAAGTGCGCCAGGCCCACGATGGTGACCTTGCGCCGGTCGGCCAGCGCGGCGAGGGGCTCCAGGTACTGGCGGACGGCGATGTCGTCGTTGCCCGAGAATCCCGGCGGCACCACGGCCTTGGCGGGGTCCAGGAAGATCATGCTCACCTGGTGCTCGCGGATGACGTTCTCGATGCGCGGAAGGTCGAGGGGGAACATCAGGGCGCCGGTGCCGAGGTCGGTTTGGACATCGACGAAGATCACCCGGTTCATGTCGGCGCGGGCGGCGATCAGTCTGGGGACGATGGCGTGCTCGCGGGACTCCTCGGTGCCGATCCAGAGGATGGTGCCGCCTTGGCGGGTCTCCTGGGCGGCCCACCCGGACGCGACTGTGCTCTTACCCTTGCCCTCTCGTGCGGCGAGCAGGTTGATGGCGTACTTGAGGATCAGGCCGGGTTCCCACCATTCCAACCTCTTGGCGTGGACTTGAGATCCGGGTGTGACGATCAGGCGGCGACCAGCAACGTCCGAGTCCGGTGGTTCGTCCGGTGGAGGAACGTCGGCGTAGGGATCTTCCGGGCCGACGATCTTCCTGTACTTGTTCGCAAGGGCGTTGATCTCGTCGGCGATAGGCGTGGTGTCCACGTCGGCGCAGTAGTTCCCCATCCAGTCGAGGGTCTCGGCGAGTGCCTTGATATTCCCGGCGATAGCGTCGACGGCCTCGGCGGGCGTGTTCTTGAATGGTCCGGCCGGGGGCCGCGTGCGTGACGCGGCCCCCTCGGCTTTCATTGCTTCAGGCAACTTCCCTGCCCTTCTGTCGGTCGGCGATGGCCTTCGCATATCCCTGCCGATACCCATCTCGGTAGCCGGATTCGTAGCCACCGGATCGGATCAGCCGTGGTGTCGGGCAGGGCGGTGTGATGGTCCAGCCGGCGTAGTACTCGCACCGGCACGGTTCCCCGTAGGCGCATCGCCCTGTGCGACAGGGCTTCTCGGGTGTGGGATTCCAGCTCACCGGTCCCCCTTGTTGATGACGATGCCGCCACCGAGGTCGTCCCAGAGTCGATCCCACTCGGCCCGGTCCTCTGGGGACATGCGCTCCGCGAATACGCTGACCTTGGTGCTACTGGTGTCGCCGTCCCGCCGGTACTTGTCGCACAGGTCGCGGATTCGCAGCTTGCGATCCAGTTCGTACTCGGCCTGCTGGAGCGCAAGGAGCCGCAGGTCGATCACAGCCTCGATATCGACCAGCCTGGCGGCGCGGAAGGCATCGACCTCCTCCGGGGTTGCGGGTGAACCGTCCCAGTGCCGCAGCCCTTCGGGGCTGCCGAGGAAGGTCTCCGGGTCGAGGTCGTACAGCCGGGACACGATCTCGGGGTTCGGTGCGCTCACTTGTCGCTCCCCTTGCCGCGGCCCTCGAACAGCTCTCCGAGCGTGCTGGCGCCGGCCCTCCTCATTGCCTCGACGATCACGTCGGCCTTGCGGGCGAACTCGTCGGCGGCTGCCATCTCCTCGGCGGCGACGGCCTGAGCCCAGTCGGACCCGGAGTCCAAGGCGGCCTGCATCAGCCGTGTCAGGGCGTGAACGTCGGCGCGGGTGAGGTGCGCCGGGTCGACCTCGGCGACCGCCTGGCGGAACCGGGTTATCGGCGGGACCGTGGCGTCGAACAGCGGCCCGAGCTCGTCGTCGGGGATGCTGCCGATGGTCAGCGAGTCGACCGGATCGACCGGGTAGGGGTTTTCTGACATGCTGGTGTTGCCTTTCTGATCTGGTGAGTGAGGAATGGGCTTGGAAGCCTCGGGGGTTGCCGCCTCCGGGGCTTCGCTCTTTTCGTGTGTCATCAGGCCGCACCACCGCCGCGCTTGGTCGCCGTCTCCTGCTCCGCCAACCACCGCTCGATCTCAGAGCGCCGATACACAACGCGGCCACGCGGGCCAAGAGTGAACGACGCCGGCCCTTGATCTGTGGATCGCCAGAACCGCAAGGTCCCGGCGTTGATCCCGTACTGCTGTTCCACCTGCTTCGTGTGAAGCAGTTCCTCTGCTGTCACTCCACAATCCTCCCTTAATATGCTGGTTTCACATGAACGTGTGATTCACGCATGTTCAGCATGGGGCTTGCCGCTAATGCTTGTCAAGCACTAACGTGTGGAAAATGCACAATGGTCCGCCGGCTGATGATTCGGACAATCGCGACCTGGACGTCTACGGGGAGCTGGAAGCAGCCGTAGAACAGGCAAGGCTGGAACTTGCTTTCGGTGAGCGAGTGCGGGAAGCGCGACAGCTACTTGGGATGACCCAGCGACAACTTGGCAACGCGGTCGGACTCGACGCTTCCGCAATTTCACGGCTGGAACAAGGTTCACGAGCTATACGCCTCGGAGAGGCAGCGCGCATATCGAAAGCGTTGAAGGCAGATATTCGGCAACTGTTGTACGGCCAACCGTCCGACGACCCGAGATTGATGCTGGATTCCGCGTGCGACGAACTGGAAGGCGCGACACTTCAACTGCGAAACGCGACGTATGCGGCCGATGTCAGTCTTCAGCAACTCCAGGACATGCTTCAAAGTGCTGACGTTCGAGAGCATCTTTCGATCTCAGCCGTCGATGTGGACAACGTCATTCGCATGTGCACGTATGCGCGAGAGATGTTTCTTGAGCACGACCACATCCGCCGTTTGCGGCAGATATCCGCGGACCTAGTGGACAGGAACGAGCCCGTTTTAAGAGACCACGATGACCCAGACGCGTAATCGCCGATCCGGCGTCGAGGATCGCTGGCACCGATCCGGTGGCGGTACTCCGTGCACCGACCGGGCGCACGGCAAGCTCGGGACACTAGTGCAGAGCGCCAACCATGGGAAGGGGATGCGTTGGCGTGCAAGGCATGTCGATGAGAACGGCAAAGAACACGCGAAGGGATTCGCCCGTAAAACCGAGGCACAGCGGTGGCTAGACGAGGTCACGGCTGCGGTGATGACAGGCCAGTACGTCGACCCGAAGTCCGGTCAGATCTCGTTCCGAGAGTATGCGGAACGGTGGCGAGGAATGCAGGTTCAGCGGCCGAGCTCGCGCGCGCATGTGGAGACGATGCTGCGGCGGCACGCCTATCCGGCACTCGGGGATCGAGCACTCTCGTCGATCATGCCCAGTGATATTCAGGCGTGGGTGAAGGGTCTGGAATTGGCTCCGGCGACGGTCGCGGTGGCGCACGGACTTGTGTCCACGGTGATGAAGGCAGCGATACGGGATCGTCGGATCGCATCTAACCCGTGCGATGGAACAAAGCTGCCGAAGATCGTCCGCAAGCAAGTGGTGCCCCTGTCAACGGAGCGGGTTGCCGCGGTCCGGGAGGCGTTACCTCGGCCGTTGCAGGCGCTCGTCACACTGGCTGCCGGGACGGGAATGAGGCAAGGCGAGTGCTTCGGCCTGACCGTCGACCGGGTCCGGTTCCTTGAGCGGGTCGCCGTCGTCGACCGCCAGTTGGTGACGGTGGCCGGACAGCCGCCAACGCTGGGACCTCCCAAGACACAGGCCAGTGTGCGGAGCATCCCGCTCCCCCAGGTTGTTGTGGACGCCCTGGCGGCGCACCTGGCGGAGTGGCCTGTCGGCCCCGATGGCTTCATTTTCTCGTGGGATGGTAAGCCGATCACCAGGTCGGTGTTCGGGCACAAGTGGCGAGCCGCGGTCCGGGCGGCAGAGCTTCCCGAGGGGACCGGGTTCCACGCGCTGCGGCACTACTACGCCAGCTTGCTGATCCGTCACGGGGAGAGCGTCAAGACGGTTCAGGCGCGCCTCGGTCACGCGAGCGCGGTCGAGACCCTCGACACCTACTCGCACCTGTGGCCCGACTCCGATGATCGGACGCGTGAAGCGATTGACCAGGTGCTCGGATCTTCTGCGGACGCACTGCGGACGGAGGCCACCCCCGCGCACTGAACGTGCAGATCACGGGGATGGGGCGGACGAGCCGGCCTGTAAGCCGGATTCTGTTCCACACCGGTTCGGTGTGGCGGCGACCATCCATCTGGGCACACCGTCGCCGGGTGCCTCGAGCGGCCTACCCGCAGGCTCGGGCGAGCAGCCCTCAAACGCCTGCGCAGTCGTCGCCGACGACCTCTTGGCCTTGCTTCGGGTGGGGTTTACCGAGCCACCCCGGTCACCCGGGGTGCTGGTGCGCTCTTACCGCACCGTTTCACCCTTACCGCCGGTCCCGA